TTGCAGCGGTACTGAGGCGTGCCTCAGTATTGGTCACATAATCAATGGCCTTGCGCTCAACCAAGTCGTAGTACACAGCAGAGTGCATACCGACAGCGGTGAGCTTGTCGCCTTGATCGCCAAGCAGTGCGCGTGCCTTAGCCACCTGACGGGGGCCGAGAGCAGTTTGCCCAGTCTTGTCAAAAGACAGATCAATGAATGCAGCGCCGGTGTTGGAGGTCAAGCCGCCAAATACACCTTCGAGGCATTTGATCAGATCCTTCTGCCGTTGGTGGGCCACATAGTCGGCCACCTTGGCGCCGATGGCGGCCATCGGGTCAGCGCCAGCAGCGAGAGCTGCGAGGTCACGTGACTCGAATGCACGTCCACGGTGCAGGATGACACCGACTTGCTTGTCGGCAGTGATCTTGCCAGGCGTCAGCGAGGTGCTGTCAGACAGCACTTCAAAGTCACCGGTAAGGTTTGCTTTCCAGAATGGAATGTTGACATAGTCACCACCCTCGGTTGCATTCAGCTCCGCCATTGGCTGCACCACGCCGCTAGCCAAAAAGGCATCACGAAGGGTGGTTTGTTCGATGACGTAAGGCGTGAAAATCTCCGGAATGATGACATCAGAGCGAAGCGTCGCCATGATGAATTACCTAAAGAGTGTGTTTACGGTGTGGGCGCAGCCCGATCACCAGCGCAGCCGGTTGTAGATATGTTAGCGCAAGGCAATCGCTTTCATCCGATCATATAAGTCACGATCCGTCCTAAATAGCCGCGCCTGTTCGGTCAAGTTGAACGTCTCCCTGGCAAATGGGTTCTTCAGGCCAGTGGGGATGCTGCTACTGGCTTGCGCACCTGGGGCGCCACTGCCTTGTGGCCGCGGCTGCTTTTGCATCCATGCCGGTAGCGTCTTGGCCCATTCAGCAACAGGCGTGCGCTGGTAGCCATCAACCACTACCACCGTGCCATCTGGCTCGCGTTCAATTTGATCGCTGCTTAGCTTGGTCTTCAGCACCATGTCCGGGTCATGGACGATGTCGGCCAGCGCCGTCACGGCTGGCGTGACCAGTTCAAGCTCACGGCATTTGGCTTCGAGTTCTGCGATGCGCTGGTCCTTTTGCGCCGTCGCCTCACGGAACTGCTGCTCCAGTACCTGCCGCGCTTCGGTGTACTTCCCTTGCGATTCAAGTTCAGCCTGTTCAGCGCGACGCTTGAATTCAAGGAGTTCGTCAACATTGACACCATCCGGCAATTTCTTTGACTTTGCGGCACGCAGCTCGGCAATCAGCTCTTGATTCTTGCGTTCAAGCGCTTCAACACTGCGTTGCAGTTGTTCGTTATCACCACTGGTAGCCGCAGGCTCCATTGGTTGGTTTTCTTCAGACATGGATAAGCCGCAGGCTTAAGTACATGCCTAGGCTACCACTTCTCTCGATCAGCCCAATAAGCAGCAGACATCTTGCCTTTGGCAATGTTGCTGGCGTGCCTTGCCTTAAATGATGCGCGACGTGCTTTTGCTGCTGCTGATTCACCTTCGCGTGACGGGCTACCGCTAACGCCTTGCTGGCCAAAGCGTATCAGCTTTATGGTGTCACCTTCTTTAGCAAGTACCGCGTGCGATTTCTTCGGATGCTTAGGCGTCCGTTTTGGCTTGTTATAGCCGCTGAATTGTTCGCCGCGGTAGGTGATCACTTTTTCTTCTTACTCTTGCGGCTTTTGCCGGCTTTGGCGTACGCGATTGCGCCTGCTTGCTTTTGCGGTTTGCCCGCTTTCATCTCCTCTTTTATGTTGGCTGATACTACATCCTTGGATTTGCCCTTCTTGAGTGGCATGACGCCATTCAGCAACTGTGATCAGTGTACCGCCATCTGCAGTGGCCCAACCCTTATCGGTGTAGATAGCCAGCACCCATGCCTCACCTACAAGCGCCTCAACTGGATCGCTATAGATATGGAAGATGCCACGGTCACCATAATGCCGGAGGCTAGGCAGGTCCATATCGCTTTCGGAGCTGCTCTAATGTTACCTCTGCGCCATCTTCACGCACTAGTTTGGCAATGGCATTACGTGGACCGTATTTGTCGGCAAGACGGTTGAAGTATGCAACCTTGCCGGGGCCAAGCGCATCAGCTTGTACGCTGCGTGGCTGCTTAGCCAGCCACTCGCCATAGCTTTGGTTGATTGGCACCTGCCCATCTTTGCTGGCTCTGGTTGCTGTAGTTGATGGCGGCAGGATGCCTGGGTCGATGATTGGCACTGTGGTACTGCGGCAGTTGAAATGCTGCGGTGGCATCGGACCGCGACCATATTCAAATTCACGGCCATCAAGTGCTGCGCACCTTGCGCTAGTCCTAGTATCCAGCGTGGCAACGTATCGATATTTCTTGGTGATGTCTTGATTGGCTTCATACACCTGCTGGCTGGCGGTATTAGCTACTTGGTTGATGCTGGTGCGGACGAGCGTCATGATCTGGTTGTCGGTTACGGATGTCAGCTCACCACCGGCAGCAATGATCTTCCGAAGCGACTTGCTGATCATTTGCGGTTCTTGGCCGAATGTCAGCCGTTGCCCGCTGCCCTCTAGGTTCCCAATCAACCGTTTGGCAACGGATGGTGTCGTCTCGCCGGTCAACAGGCCATTGCGCACCACCTGACCAAACCGCTCCGCTTGATCCACGGCGATGCCTCGGAATGCCTTTTCCACGGTGCTGCCATTGGGCAGCGTGATGGTGGCGCCACGGGGGGCGGTAAGGTTGAACGTGCCAATGCCGGCCTGCTGTGCCAGGGCTTCGGTGCCGTAGACGGACTTGAACAGATCATCCGATAGCGCCACCACATTGAGCTGCGTTGGGTCAGTCGTCACCACTGATTGCGCAAATTGCGGGCTTATCTCAACGGTGCGCACTGCATCGCGGCTGCCAGCCGGCAATGCACGGCGTAGCTGCTCAGTAACAAACTCTGATTGCAACTCCGCTAGCCCTTGCAACTCTGGCACCATCACTTCAGTTGCGTCGCCGGCCCATGTCGCGAGGCTATCTTTCAGCTGCGCCAGGATCGCCCGCAGCCTGGCCGCCTTCACCGGTGCGGATGCCTCATCGATCACGCGCAGCTGGTTCACGGCATCAATGATGATGTCGTTGTACGCGTTGATGATCCGCCGCGCGACGGAGTTGCTGTAGCGGTTCAGGTCTATTGCATTGCGATATAGCGCGGCAGGTGTGCTCATTAGAGGATGCCTAGGTCTTGCGGCGCATATCCTGAGCGGATGCTTACATTTGCGCCACGGTTCAACGAGCCTGTAACTAACGCTGCAAACGCGTCATATCCATTCTGCCCATCTTCCATCAGCACAGTTTCATCTACCTCATCCGCCTTGCCGTTTTTGTACCAACTGATGCGCACAATGGCCAGGATCTCTTCTGGTAGTGCAGATACGGTGTAATCAAGCGTCGTCTTCCTGTTGCTCTTCTGCGGGTCGATCCAAACCATCACGTCCACTAGGCGATCTGTTATCCAGTCGAGTAGCCGGTAAATCAAGCCCCGCATTGGATGTAGCCTCCAGTTCTTCATCTACGTTAAAGTCATCCCCCAGTACCTCGCCGTCGCTTAGCTGACGGAGCAGTGTCTCCTGGGTGATGGTGCCTGCAGTGTACAACTGCAGCAGCGACTGGATCTCCTGCGGCTCAAGGCGTGCGCCGATGAAGTCACGATTAACGAAGCAGCTACCGGCTGCAGCAGCTTGCCCGAGGTACTGCGCATGGTATTGCAGGCAGTTGTCGATCATATCTTGCACGTTCTGCGCAATGACCATCATGGTGCTGTCGCCTTGGCTGCGATCAATGCGCTTGGCCTCGGCGGTTTCGGCTGATAGTTTTTGGCCTAGCACTGCCGATAGCCCTAGCTCGTTGATCTGCGCGGCAATCTGCTCCAGCCTGCGGAACTGATAGTCGAAGCTGGTGCCTTTTGGCTCGATGTATTCAGCCTTGCCTTCAGCGGGAAATGCAATGGCCTCGCCAGGCCCTGCGGATACTTCCTCAGCGGCGGATGGGAAACCAAAGAATGCCAGCATCGGCACTGCTGAGATATGCAGTTGGTTATCAAGGTCTGATTGCACCTGATACACCTTCAGGTTGAGCTCTGCGATGTCCTCCAGCGGCGGCCGTGATTCGAGGTAGCCAACACGATTGGAATAGGCAATGCTAAATGGGATCTCGCTAAGGCTGGTAGTGCCTTCATCGGTGATACGGAATTCACCATCATCACCTTTCTGATGGAGCTGATACGCACCTGGCGTTAGCAGCCGAATCTGCTGCACTGCCTTCTCGCCGTATTCGCCATCAGGCACGGTGACAGTTTCCGATAACCGCAGCATGGTTAATGCCTGCTGACCGTCTTTGGGTTCAGTGCGCCAACCTAGGATCTGCCGTGGCGTGTAGGTCACCCAGTATGGGCGCCCACCATCTTGCGGTGCATCAACCAGCGTGCCAATGTGGCCATAACGCACTAACTTGCGGGCAGTTTCGTAGGTCCATACGTTCAGGTCATTGCCTTGCATGTCTACGTCAAATAGCTGCTCAGTGATCACATCACTGGTATCCTCAAGCCTTACGGGCTTGCGCGTCAACATGCCAGCCAGCATCCGCTCAAGGCGCTGGTAATAAGGCGGGCATACACTTCGCGCTAGGCGGTTGTCGTAGGATTCATCAAGCTCGCGGGGCTCCTGCGGAAGGTAACGGCGGTGCTTCTTGCGCATCCCGTAGGTGCCGGACATCAGGTCCTC